AACACCGGCAGCGTCTTCAGTACCAGCTAAAGTAACGTCAATGTCTACCCCATTAAGTGTGACAGTCACGTCACCAGCAGCATTTGCTCCTGCTGTAACCTCAATTTCAGTTACTTCTGCTACTCCTGGGTTTTGCGGCATTCTCTTAACAGCACCACCATTAGCAAGAATAACTCGCTCACCATAGCTTACGTTGCCGCTCAAACGTACTTTAGCGATACCTGAAAGTTGAACTGCAACATTTCTACCTAACTGAGAACCTCCAGCACTAGGAGCATTGCTTACTCTTTCATCGTTTGTGATAACACCTAATGGGATGGCGTTGTCCGCCGATGGAGCTACACACCCACCTACGTTAGAACCGTAAGTTACAGCAGTATACTGTTCAACCGAAGAATCCTCAAGGATATATGTTTTCTGTAAACCTGTGGTTTGCCCTGCCATAATTATTCACTCTCCTTACTATACTTTTCATACATTAGTTTCGTAGCATCCGCAAGGGATACTTTATTCTCAGAAGCATACTCTATCGCTTTGTCAGCGATAAAATCTCTGAATTCGGATTCATTTTCAAAATCCTCACGGGTTAGTTTTTTCTCACTGCCTTTGTCCTCAATACCCTTTGCGAAACCAGTACCGTCAAACTTTGAGGCGAACTCGTCCTTAAATTGCTTAATCACTGTCTTAAGTTCATCCACGGAAAGGGTCCCCAGAAATTTTTCATACATCTCTGACGGAAAGGCATTGCCCTGTGAACGAACACCTGCCTCAAGTGCCTGAGCAATCAAGTCCTTGTGGTATGTTTCAGCAAGACCTGCTTTTTCAGACAGTTCCTCGTTCTTCTCGGATAGCTCTTTGATGTTCTCATCCTTAAGGGCTAACTCCTCGTTTGCTTTCTGCAATTCGTCGGTAAGAGACTCAATCTCTTGGTTAGCTTTTTCCAGTTCCTCAATAGTGTTTTTCTGCAATGAGAGAGCTTTTGAGAGTGCAGTTTCAAGTTCAGACTCGTCAGCAAATTTTATGTCAAACTTGCCAAGAATATTTATTACTTTTTCCAACTCCACTTGGTCTTCACTCCTTTTTCTTAAATACTCTGTGCCACATGTTCGCTCTTGTGTATCTGTAAACAAAACAGAACCATCTTTTGTATAATACTGAGTAACCATAGCCTCTAATGGCACATTCTTTATGTCATCAATCACTTGTAGTTTAGACGATTCTCTAAAATCTGTAACACTTGCTGATAAGTGCCTAATAACACTCGCCCTATCACATGCTGCTGCATACACCAGGGAGTCTTCTAGTAACTCCCCAACTCCGTCTTCGCCTACTAACACATAACAAGTCTCAACTAAGTCTTCACCGTTACGTTCTACTGCATATTTCCTACCTGGAACATGGGGGCAAGCAAAATAATCACGAATGTCATTACCGCAAATAGAACATTTCCAATCCTTGGCGTTAAAACCAATAGATGTTGCAAAGTTAATACCTGTGTCGATCCCTCTTGTGATGTCATCTGTGGTAACCCCGCCCTCAATTGATATACCAAGAGGAATATAAAAATCACCGTACAGTGTAAGAACTTCTCTACCCTCGTCAGGAACATACTCGCTCTTGATTCTTGCATCAAAAGATCTCCCTATAGGTAATTTTCTGCTATTATGTACTAACAATAAGGCAACCCCATTCTTTACGTCTTCTAAAAAAGTGTTTAATAAAGCGGGTTGGATTATTGAATTGTACGAAGTAGGCAGATTATCAATCATAAGGTTAGTAAAAACATAACAATTATCCTCTGTAAGTTCTACCTGACTAAATCTGCTGTTTATAAGTTGCAATTGCTGTTCTGTAGGTTTAGGCATGTATAACACCTCCAATTAATCTTTAAAGTTAATTTTCACACGACCGCCACATTTAGGGCACGTAGTGGAATAAACATTCCAATTATCATTGCTTTTAGTTTTATCTTGTTCTGGCACTTGTCCACATTTTTCACACTTAACCTCAAGCTCTATTTTTGGCTTTTGAGCCATATAAGCACTTCCTTTCTACATCAATTACCAGAATCATCTGTATTTCCACCTGCTCTTGGGTTAGTGTCTATTGTCCCAGATACAGGGTTACCGTCTGCATTTCTAACTACACTACCAGCCACTCTAGGTTCAGGACTATCTGGTGCGTGACCGACTGCCATTTGTGCTGCTTCTTCCTGTGAAATCCATCCTCTGTCGTACATAACAGCTATGTTATTCAGACGGGTAGCCTTGAATTGTTCTTGCTCCAACTCTGACCTAATTTCCACAGGGTTAAATCTAAATTCAACTATCCCTTGTTTTCCTTTCATATTCAAGTAAAGCGTGAGCATTTTCTCCATAAAACTTGATATATAACGCTGAATACCTGATAATCCAGCCATATATAACTTTATCTCTACTTTGGCATAACTTTCTGTCTGTCCCGCCCCACGTCTGCCGAGCAAAGTAGATAGTGTTTTTACACCACTTTGTATGAGGTTATCTATAACATGCATTAATTTTTCTGGGTCTATAAGAGCCCCACCCTTACCTCCAGCTTCACCAATTTTCAAGCTGTCATAGTGCACAAATACGTCATCTGGATTAAGTTGGTTGTACATGTTTACAATATCATTAAGCCTGTCATTCATCCACTTTTCTTTCTTCTCTTCATTGTTCCTAATTGAGATTGGCATACGCCTTAGAAGAACTTCTTCGATAACCACTAAGTCGAGTCTTGGGTATCCTTGATTGTGGACAACCGCTTTTATATCATTGAGGACTTGCAATTGAAACAAAACCATACTAAGTGCGCTATATATAGGGGACCTTCCATATGGGTCATCCACCTTCTCGTCTATACCCTCATACACAAATGTGGGAATATCAAGCACAACCTTGTCGTTATCCTGCGTAGGGATATACCTGCCATTTATCATCTGAAAATCAATAGTTGCGGGGTCCACTAATGAAATCCTAACCGCATCCGATAAATCTGGGGTCAGTACAAGTTCTCCTGCAATAGCCCCACGTGTAATTGCTAGTAAAATCATTTGGTCTATAAGCTTGGATATGCCCTTTGAACGCTCAAATCCTGAAAGATTAGGTATTTTCATCTTCATAAAAAACTCATCGATGTCTTTTTTACCTTGTGGGTAATCCTTGTAGGAACCAATTTTCTTAACTGAATAAGTAAACCCACTGTTTCCCAAACGCATAAAGTTCCATAAGGCATAAGATATATCCGGATGTGAGTCTATAAGAGTATCTATAAGCTCAAAAACATCGTATGTTCTCAGCGATCTGTCGTTTAACCCTAACTCTGCTCTTGCTTTCTTGGGGAGAGCCCCAAATAAGCCCCCACCTATCTCATTAGACGATAAAGAACGCCTACTACCTCCAAGTTCTGGGGTGGGGGGTTCACGATTATCTGTAGAACTACTATATTTAGTAACTGTATTAGTCTTCTTACCAAGACTTTTAATTCTATCTATTAAAGCCATTTAAACACCCTGCCTTTCCTTTAGAGTAGGCAATAAATTTCTTTAAGTAACAGTGGAATATAGTATGTCTGTCAACCCTTTATGCTTGTCCCATATGAATGACTGACTCACTGCTAACGCTCCCACGTAACCACTTTCATAATGCCACGCATCTGTTCCTGTTACAGAGGATAGGTTTCTTATTTTTATTCCGTTAACTTCTTTGACATGCTCGCTATGTAGATGGGCACCGTGCCATTCTCTGTATTTAGTCCGCCCCCATGCTTCTGCCGCTTCGACTTGCATGTTTCCTTCAATCCGCTTCTTTTCCTTGTCAAGATGAGTGTAGCCTATAAGACACTTACCAAACTCAACGTACTTTCTGGACATAGGACTAGTGTCTACAAAGACCGATTTGTTCTTTCTGAACCAACAATAAAGACTATATACAGCGTAAAAACTAATCATTTTATCGTGGTTTCCTGGAACATTGAAAACATGGACTGGTGCTAACCTATTTAGTAAATCCACTGCTTGGATTAGCATTTCCATTCCTTTTGTATATAGCTTTTGCCAACGAAGGTCGTTATTTTGAAGTGTACCTGCTGTTGTCGTACCCGATATTGTGTCAAAATTAAAGAAATCGTTCCCCACTGGGAACAATATCTTTTCAAATTTCAAGTGAGACGTTCTTGCAATTACATCGTTGATTACGTTCATAAATCTTTTCTGTGCTATCTTATGATCGTAATCTTCACCTGTTTCAGGAGACCATGCGAGCTTACCAAGATGTAGGTCTACGATAGGAACCTCTAACATTTTTGTGGAATTTTTATAAACAGGAGTGACTGGTTGGGGGGCAGTATATACTTGTGCAAAATCAAGAAAGAACTCTTCTGTAGCGTCACGAATCAAGTCGAGATAATACTCTTGTCTACGATATTTCTTTACTTCATTCTTAAGCTGTTTTATTTCATTTTCCTGTAGTTTAATGAAATACTGTTCTTTTTGTCTCTCAAGTGTCTTATCTACTAACTCATCAATATCTGTATTTAGCAGATCTTCGTCTATGTAAGGTACGTCATCATGGGTAATACCAAATGCGTTCCTTATTAACATGAAATCTCTTCTTGGTATGTTAAGTTTTCTACAAATTTGATTTATTGTTAGATGGTTTTCTCCACAATAAAGTAGCTTTAGCTCCTTAAGTGTGGTTTTCATTACCTCAACTGATCTTTTTCCAGAACTTATAACGAAATAATCTTCGAATTCTGCTATTTCAGGGGTTATTTCTTCCACCCCGGTTACGTCTTTTCTCCTACTGTCCCTGCGAAATCTGCTTTTCAATGTATTGTAGTTTATACTTAGCTTATCTGCTATATCTCTGTAAGACAGCCCTTCTTCCTTCAGTCTTTGTGCTTCAGGAAACCAACTCATCTCATGCTCCCCCTCCGTGCCCCTGCAATAGTAGGCATTGAAAAGTTCTTAACGCTATCGGGGGGATCTGAGCTACATAACCAAATGAACCCCATTCTAGCGTCAGAATAGTCTTTACCTACAATCTTGTCACCTACTTTATTGTCGTGGTCAATTTTTGTGCCATTAACCAACTTAATAGCTTTCAACTCCTCATTTGGAGTACATACCATCGGGTCTCTTGGTCTATGGTCTAACAACTCTATGTTTCCGCCATATATTAAGGATTTGCCATTTTGGTAAATCTTTAACTGAAATGCGTTTGTGAATGCTTTATCTTCGGCGTCTACGCCGTAACTAATCAACCTCTGTACTGTTTCAGCAGAATTAAACTTATCGAACAAGGCTTTCTTTACATATACCATCTGACATATCTGCTCTATTACATCCGCAATGTTCAGTAAGTCAACTGGAAGTCTCTCTTTTTTGTTAGGTCTCCATTCGAGTATGATATCCTCAACAGGTTTATTTATCCACTTAACAACCTGCTCTCCGTTTTCAATAACGTGTGCCTCGACAGCCTCTCCGTGACCTAAGCATAGAACGTAACTGTCCCCTGTAACACCGCAGTCACCCCCAAGATAGTAAGTGTATTGGGGGTCGAGTTTTAGATTGTGTAGCTGCAGCCCAACGAAATGTCTCTGCTCACCGTTTGCCAGAGTTCTTGTTGTTATAATATCTTCTACAACAAGACCGGGATGTTGAGAATGCCTACCCCATACCGTAACTTCGTCGATTCTTTCAGGGAATTTAAACAGACCTTCAAAATGTAACGGTGGTTTACATTCAATCATTGTCTCAGTGGTTTCTGGATCGTCCTCGTACTGTTTCTTAAAAGTGTCTTTACTTACTTTAAGATTAACTTCCCAAGTAGCCCCTTTAATCGCCCACATAGTACCGCTCGTATCTTTTAAGGCTTCTTTATACTTAGTGTACATAGGACAGTTCTCACTTCTGGGGTAAGAAATGAAAATCATTAAATATTTAGAATTGTAACGGGTGGAGGCAGAAGTTTTCAAAATATCATAACCATTCTTAGCATTCTCATAAGTGTAGCCACCATACTCGTCAAAGATGATTATTAAAGGGTTAAAACCTTCGTATGCTTCAGCTTCTGAATGTGCCGAATGGCAGGTTATGTTCTTATAAAATCTAATCTTATTTCTAGTTACTTGGAACTCATTATAAG